CACGGATACGAATACTGCATTCCTCCAAGCCAAAATAGAGATGAGTGGAGAGAGCATCAGTTATTTGTTCCATTTAAGTTGGAAAGTGTTTCTCAATTAAATGTTCAATATATTGATGTTGACAGGCCAACTGTTATGGAGAGCACCTTTTCATTTGATGAGGAGTTTCTTAACGAATGTCCTGATTGGGTTTCTATTCAAGGATTTTTTCAATCGGAAAAATATTTTAAACATATTGAAGATGAGATTAGATCTGATTTTGCATTTAAGGATGAAATTCTAGAACCTTGTAAAGAGATGATTTCTCAATTGGATGCTCCTCCAATTGCACTCCATATTCGCAGAACTGACTATATTACCAATCCAAATCATACTGCACTTGCATTAGATTATTATCAAAAAGCATTAGATCAATTTGATGATGAACCAGTTCTTGTATTCTCTGATGACCCAGAATGGTGCAATCAACAAGAATTATTTTCTTCTGATAGATTTTTTATTGCTGAAGGAAATGCAAACTATGTTGATATGTGCCTGATGACACTGTGCTCCGGTCATATTATTGCCAATTCTTCATTCTCTTGGTGGGGTGCCTGGTTAGCAACAAACAATAGAGTTGTGGCACCTTCTGGATGGTTTACTGGGTCGGATAATGAACACCTAGATACTAAAGATATTATTCCTGAAACTTGGATGGTAATTAAATGAAAATTGGTTTTAATTGTAGTTCATTTGATCTTTTTCATGCTGGACATGTTACAATGCTCAGAATGGAGAAGGAAATGTGTGACTATTTAAAAGTAGCGTTGCAAGTTGATCCTACAATTGATAGATTTGGGATTAAAAATAAACCCAGTCAATCTGTTTATGAAAGATATGTTCAGTTGCAAGCATGTAAATATGTTGATGAAATTTTAGTTTATGAAACTGAAGTAGATCTTCTTAATTTGATTCAAACTCAATCTATTAATATTAGATTCTTGAGTGAAGAGTATGAAAATAGAGACTTTACTGGGAAACAATATTGTATTGATCACGGAATTGAAATCTATTATCATCTAAGAAGGCATAACTATTCTTCGACAGAACTTAGAAATAGAATTTATTCTTTAGAAAAGCAAAAAAGAGAACTAAAAGAAGAAGAATCTTTGATACCGCCGCATTCTTTAGAACTTTTAGACAAATATTCCACTCAAAATAATTCAATTAACTCTAAAGTAGATGACACTTTATTATGGCACCCCGTATGATTGAATTTAATTTTTTTGGGTAAGATATGACAACTAAGAAATCAATGGATAAAAATTTAATATCTGTTTATGGATCAACTGGATTTATTGGCAGTCGTTATTGTTCCCTTTATTCTGATAAAATTGTTAAAATTGATAGAGAAGGTAGAATTCCAAAAAGTAAAAACATTTTATACTTCATTTCTACAGTTGATAACTATAATATTCATACAAATATTACTATAGATGTCGAAACTAATCTTAAAGTTCTTTGTGAAGTTTTAGATTTTTGTAGGAATACTGATATTGTGTTCAATTTTATCAGCTCTTGGTTTGTTTATGGGGAAACTCAATTACCAGCAAAAGAAGAATACTTTTGTCAACCAACAGGATTCTATTCAATCACTAAAAAAGCAGCAGAAGATCTTTTAATTTCTTTTTGCAAAACATACAAAGTTAATTATAGAATTCTTCGACTTTGTAATGTTTATGGTTCTGGTGATAATAAAGTATCGAAAAAGAAAAATGCTATTCAGTATATGATAAATCTTCTAAAAGAAGATATTGAAGTTTCTTTATATGATGGTGGAACTCCCATTAGAGATTTGATGCATATGGATGATGTTTCTAATGCCATAGATTTAGTTGTGGAAGGGGGTGAATTGAACACCATCTACAACATTGGTAGTGGACATCCGACCACTGTGCGTGATATAATAGACATAGCAAAACAAATATTGCATTCCAATTCTCCAATCACTTCTATCGAAACTCCAGAGTTTCATAGCATAGTTCAAGTTAAAGATTTCTGGATGGATACATCTAAATTGAACAGTTTAGGGTTTAAACAAAAAATTACATTAGAACAAGGAATTAAAGAATTATGTCTGAGTTGATAGATAATTTTCTCACCACTGTAAAGGATAGTGGGCAGAATATATTTCCATACCTAGCAAACAAAAAAGATTTTGATCTCATCAAAGACACTGTATATTACTCTGGACCTTATTGGACGGATCTTGAAATAAAAGAAATTATTAATTCTATCTTGTATGGTAAGTGGTTATCATCTGGAGAGAATGTAAATAAGTTTGAGCGAGAGTTTTCCAAAAAGTTTAATTTTAAACATTCTGTGATGGTGAACTCTGGTAGTTCTGCCAATCTTGTAATGATTGCTGCGCTCAAGAAACATTTTGGATGGCAAGATGGAGATGAAATAATTGTATGTGCATGTGGATTTGCAACTACAATTGCACCTATTGTTCAGTGTGGATTGAAACCAGTATTTGTGGATATTGATTGGGAAGATCTCAACTGGGATTTGGAAGAAATTGAAAGTAAAATTTCAAATAGAACTGTAGCAGCAATTTCTTCCCCTGTTCTTGGAAATCCATATGATATCGGTAAGTTTGTTGATCTTTGTAGGAGAAATAGCATTGCACTAATTGCTGATAATTGTGATAGTCTCGGCAGTAAATGGTCAGATAGTTATTTGACTGACTATGCAGTTGCATCATCTTGTTCTTTCTATCCTGCTCATCATATTTGCACGATTGAAGGTGGAATGGTTTGCTCCAATATTAAAGAAGTTATAGATCTTGCCCGTAGTTTTGCTTGGTGGGGACGTGATTGCTATTGTGTGGGTGCTCAAAATCTTCTATCTTGTGGTACTTGTGGGAAAAGATTTGATAACTGGTTACCAGATTACAATGGTGTTGTAGATCATAAGTATGTGTTTTCTAATATGGGATATAATTTAAAACCACTTGATTTGCAGGGAGGTATTGGAATTGTTCAACTTCAAAAGTTTGATGAAATTCACAATCTTCGTAGATCAAATAAACTGAGAATTCAACAAGTACTTGAAAAAATTGATGGTGTGCGAATTGTTAATGAAAGACCTCAAGCAGAAACAAGTTGGTTTGGAGTACCTATCATATGCTCTACAAAGGAGCAAAAACAAAAATTAGTTACTCATCTTGAGAGTAATAGAATTCAGACTCGCAATTATTTTGCTGGTAATATTCTTCTTCATCCAGGATACAATCATCTAGATGATGCTCTCAAATACCCTAAAGCAAATCAAGTCTTAGATAAAGTATTTTTCTTGGGATGCTCCCCAACTATTAATGAAGATATGCTTCAGTATATTGAAACTGTTATTGGCAAGTTTTTATGAAAATTGCAATTTCTTTTGTTGGAACTGGCAATTATTTAAATTACCTTCCAGATTGGTATACTACCTTAAAGGATAATTTTGTTCCAGATGTTGAAAAAGTGTTTCTAGTTTTTACTGATGGTGAAGGAGATTGGCCGGAAGATGTGATAAAAATTCATTCTGATCATTATGGTTGGCCAGAAACTTTTAATCATACTTTTGAAAATCTATTAAAGTCAAAAGAATATATTCAAGATTGTGATTGGTTTGTATCAATTGATGCTGATATGAAACCAGCAACAATTATTTCTTATGATGAGTTCTTTGATGATACTAAAGATTATTTTGGTGTTCATCATCCCTGTCATTATCTTGGTATGAATCCTCATGATAAATTTCCTGGATCTTTTGATATTAATCCAAAATCAAAAGCATGTGTAACAGAAGATATGGATCTTTCTATTTACTATCAGGGATGTTTATGGGGAGGAAAAGTTCCAGAAATTTTTGATATGATGGAAGAACTTGATAGTTGGACTCGGGAGGATCTATCCCACGATGCTAGCCCTGTTTGGTATGAAGAATCTTATTTTAATAAATTTTTTATTTTGAATAAAGAGAAAGTTCATACTCTTGGGCCTGAATATGCATATCCAGAAGTATTTTCTGACTATTGTAAATTTGATCCAAAGATATTACACTTATCGAAAGATAATTCAAAATGTCATAAATGAGTAATCTTAAAAGTGGATTATCTGGATGTAAAATAGAACTTATTAATCTAAATATTCTCAAAAAATATTCTTCATGTGAAGAATATAATTCTAGATTACTGCATCAAATTGATAAGCAAGTTTTATTTTCAAATTTCATTCTTAAAAATATTGATACTCCAAAAGTTTTGAATATTCAAAAAGGGGAACTGTATTCATTTGAAATGGAGTATATTTCTGCATCTTCTTTTAATGAATATTTTTCTTCTTCTTGCCTTGAGGATATTAATTTTGTAGTTGAAACTTTGTTTGGATATTTTGATTTTTTAATTTTGAATAAAAAATCTCATAGTATTGAAAATCAAATTATCAAAAAAATAACTTCACTTGAAAATAAAACAAACTATCAAAAGTATCTGAATTTTTTAAAAAAATATGTAAAAGAAAAAAAGATATGTGCTCCTAGAACATTTTGTCATGGTGATTTAACATTTTCAAATATTTTATTTCATAAAAATCGGTTATTTTTTTTAGATTTCTTGGATTCTTATGTGGATAGTTTTTTATGTGA